CTGAAAGCAAAAGGAATTACGCAAAGTATGTCTCGGAAAGCCACTTGTCTGGACAATGCTGTTGCCGAGAACTTCTTCGGACTGCTCAAGACGGAACTGTTCTATCTGGAAAAATTTGATTCCATTGACCAGCTTGAAAAGGCTATTGTCGATTACATCGACTATTACAACAACCGCCGAATTAAATTAAAACTAAACGGCCTGAGTCCTGTGCAATACAGAATTCAGACCGTTGGGGCCGCTTAATTCGTTTTTTTGTCTAACTTTTGGGGTTCATATCAGTAATTCCGTCGAGGGAGTTTTCGTTATTCGTGTTCGTGAAAAGAGTCTGCGTCAAAAGTAAATACAATTTCCGGCGTTCGTTCTGTGATGATGAAAGTAAACACGCCGAGTGCATCCTTGCGGCCAGAAACAACAACATCGTCAGGCGGGAGATCGTGGAGTGTGCAGATGTTCTTCTGCACAGCGGATTCAAGACTGCGCAGGCGTTCGTCCTCCGAAATAATCTGATTACGCTGGAACGTATCGGATAGGCCTTTCTTCAAAATGGCCTGCCACTCTTCCGGGAGAATGTTCATGTGCGCCGCCACCTTTCGTGCATCCTGACAATGACCTGGGCTTCATCCTCGGCGGCTCCATGCTCCACGGCGTACCGGGCGATTTTGTCCGGCAGGCCAGCAGGAAAACCATTTTCGTCAACCGGGCCGTCATACCCTGCGAAATCGACGACGTGGAGCGTGGGCAAATCGGGCAAAAGCTGGTAATACTGACCGTCAACATAATTCGTGTCGGTGACGTGATCCCACCAGGATATTTCACCGTGTTCGCTGCTGGCGGCTTCCATTGCGCTGCGGGCCTGCTCTTCAGTAGAACCGCCGAACGTGAGCCGGGAACCGTCAGAAAAGGCGGCAACCACGCACCAGGGATAAAAAGTATGGATTTCGTTCATAGAAGCACCTCCGCTCAAAGAACCATAAAAAAATCGCTCCAATCAATGGCCTTGCCGCACTCTGGGCAAACATCGGGCATATCGCCCGTTTCGTGGTTGCACTCAAGTTCTGCACCGCAGGACTCGCAGACAACAAGCCCGTTGTCGAGCATAATAGCCTTAGAATCGTTATTCATAAAAAAGCCTCCGTTTCGTTAATGAAAGTATAGCATGAAATTCCCCGGCGGGAAACCGGGGCCGATGCCATTAGCAAATTTTCTGGACGATCTCGGACAGGTCACGTTCCAATTCGCGGAGATACTCTGCGTTGCCTGCGGCGTTCGGGTATTCCGGGGAACCGTCTGGATTCGTTTTGCACGCCAGCTCTTCCCATGCGCTGATCTGCTCTTTGCGGTAATTCGTTGTGGTAAGCAGATAGATGTACAGCTTGTTCCACTGTACGTTAGTGAGGGTGACGGTGCGCAGACCGCCGCAGGATTCGTTGCTGCTCTTTTCGTTTGCCATGTGAAAACCTCCGAATTCGTTTAGCTTGATTAGCTTGAATACTTAGCTTGATTAGCTTGATTAGAAATATTCGACTTGAAACCCTTTCGGGCTGGGGCGGGGCCGCTTTCGTGCGGTGCGGCCCTGCTGGGGTGTCCGTTGTTTTCGTTATTCGTTGCCGTCCAGAAATTCCATGACCCGGTGTGCGGCATACTTGCCAGCGTCGTTTAACTGCCGCTGCCATGCGCCGTTGCGGGGCGACCAGTGAAAACCGTTGTGCTTGAGTACGTCGCGGGTTTCGTCGTCGGGCTTGCCGGGGAAGATAAGCTGAACCCGCATGGACTCCTGATCCTCTTTGTAGGTGTAACCGTCGCGTTCATCCTCCACCGGGGCGGCAGCCTTGGCGGCCTCGATCTTTGCGATTCGTGCTTGCACCCGCTTGATGGTGGCTTTGCTGCTCGTCAGTTCGTAGGTGGGGAACGGCTTGCCGTGGAACGCCAGCGGGGAGCCGTCGCCGTTCCGCCCGCCTGCCATGTAAACGCCGGGTTTCGTAATCCAGGCAAGCGTCTTTTCGGGGATACCCTCGAAACCGTCCAGTGTCTTGTGCTTGCGGTAGTATGCGTTGGCGGAGATCATCAATTCGTGTCCGGCTTCCAGACCTGCCAGCTTGGCCCGCAGGAAGTCCAGCACTTCGGGATCGGAGTCTTTCACGGCCAGGGTATGCGCTCTCTTGAGCTGGTCGAGATAGTGTTCAGCTTTGCGCCAGTTCTCCCGGTTGGCCTCAAATGCTTTGATCTGCTTCTCTTTCTTCCGCACGGGAAAGTTACCAGCGCCGCAGATCATCACGCTGGGACAGCGCGTGCCGATCTCGTTTTCCTTGTTGGTGGCCTCCGCCAGCGTCTTGGCGTAGCGGTCAAACAGGTATTCGGCCCGTTCTTTCTGCTCTTCGGTGAAGCACTTGGCCTTGACCTGCTCCAGGATGGCGGCAGCCTGGGCCACCTGGGCTTCGTACTCCCTCGTTGCGCTGCCCTTGTCGTAGTCGTTCCAAGAGCGCATTTCGTGAGAGAGGCGGGCGGTGCTTTCGTTGATCGTGTAAGTTGCCATAATATAAAATCCTCCATTTCGTTTTCGTGGTTCGTTATGCCTTGCGGCTGGGATCGGGCCGCTTTACGGTGCGGCCCGTCAAGGTGTCCGGCCTGGGGGAGTCAATCGAGCTGCTGGTAACAAAACGCCTGGTAGCCCATCCGGGCGAGAGCGTCTGTCATTGCTTCGGCGTTACGGCTCCGGGCGTTCGCTTGGCCGTTCGTGTTGGGGCGGAACACAAACCGCTTCTTGCCGAACAGGCTCCATGTAAAGCAGCCTGTCCCGGCCTCCTGCGCGGCCTGCTCCACGAGTGCTTCTTTCCACCTGGGGAGCAGAAGAGAGGCCGCATCAAAGTTGCACGCGCCGCCGTCCTCTGGGTCGTCGTCCTCGACGGTGCGCCCCGCAGCGAGTGCGGCTTTCAGATCGTCGCGGAGTTTGGCATACTTCCCGGTGAGGGGCTTTGCGCCCGCCTGCTGGGGCTTGGGCGCGGTGAGCTTGTGGAGCAGTTCGGAGTACAGGCGGCGCGCGGTGTCGATGTCCTCCACCTCGTCGCTCTCGATCTCGTCGCCGTTGTCCCAGACCGCGGCAATCTCAAAATGTCCCGTGGTGACTTCTGCCACGTCAACGATGATCGGACGGCCTGCGCTGTCGGGGCCGCAGTAATGGAGATCGGCGGTGTGCTGGTGGGTCAACTGGTATGCAGTAATCATAGTATAAAGCCTCCTGTGTTCGTTTCGTTATGCCCCGGCGGGGCTGGGCCTGGGCTGCTTTGTACGGTGCAACCCTGGCAGAGTATCCACGGGCGGTCAACCCAGAAGAGCGGAGGCGGCAGCCTGCCACGTCGGAAAGCTCCAAAATTCGCTCTTGTCGTGGTTCGTGTTCAAGCCGTCCAGGCGGGCGACGGTGCAAAGGCTGGTGGTGTGGTTCCATCCCTCGACCATGTAGCCTGCGGCCTCTAGGCGGTGAATGGCGGCGAGTTCTGCGCGCTGGCACTGGCGGATTTTTTCGGGAATCATTGTAACAGCTCCTTTTCGTTTTCGTGTGGCCCGTGTGGGCTGGGGCGGGGCCGCTTTCGTGCGGTGCGGCCCTGCTGGGGTGTCCGCTTTATACTGCCGTTCCGATTGCTTCCAGCGGGGCGGCCAGCTTTTCGCGCTCCATTGCGTCAAGGTTGATCTTTGCGAGTGTTTCCGGGTCGAACTTTTTCCAAAGCCAGTCGGCACACTCTGCTTTCGAGTGCATCATAGTTGCAACGGATCGACCGCTGCGGGACTCGACGATATTCCAGCGGCGAACCTTGCACTTTTGGGCTATGCTCTGCGGGATGATCTCACGGGTGACAAAGAACGTATAGCCGCAACGCTCAACGCGGAACCCCTCGACCGTGTGACGGTGGCGGCTGCGATCCGGGTAAGTCAAGACGGTTTCAAAAAGTTCCGGCTTGCTGGGGATCTTCACGGGGTTCTTCTCGACCTTGCAAGCGCCCAGGGCGGCAAGGTTTTTTGTGCAAGCCTCGCGGGTCTTGCTGTCCGACAATGCGCCGATCCGCTTTAATGCGTCGATGATGGCGGCGGTGTTTTCGTCGGCGTGTGCCGCGTCCGCCTGAACCAACTTCATAAGCTGGTTGAGTCTGGCGGCGGAGCAGGGGAAAAACTGGGGAAGAATAATCTCCATGGTGCTGTTCGGGTCGTTGTGGAGAACGATCTGGATCGCGTCGGGGTTCCGGGGCTTGCTGCTCTTCTTGGCGGCAGGCTGGGGAGCCTCTACGAGTTCGGGCAGCTCGTGGTGCTCTTCCACGGCAACGACGACGCGGGCGGCTGCCTGCTGTGCTGCCTGCCGTGCCTCTGTTGTAACGTCCTGGGCGATTGCCTCCGCGGCGGTCTTGATGGCGGCGGAAACTCTCGCGGCGCGCCGCTGCTCTGCCAGCATCTTGTTGTAGGCCTTGATCTCGTCCATGCTCTTAAAGCGGCCAGCGGGGGCGGGCTTGCTGCTTTCAACCTGCAAGCAGCTGAACATATACGACGTGGTGGGGTAATAGTGGGGGTGCGCCTTTGCCTCTTCCCCTGCGGCCTCTGCCGCGTCGCGCTGGGCTTTGCTGGGCTTGTCGGTGTACTTCCACAGCGGGCAGGTAAACAGGGCCTTTTCTCCCCGCTTTACGCTCTTGCCGTTCTGCTTCCAGAATCCAAACGTGTGAATCTGGGCGGCGGCCAGCTCGTCGAGGCCGTCCGGGATATGCTCGACGGCGTGGGCGATCTGCTCCGGGGTGTATGCCGCGGCGGCGATCTCGTGCCGCTGGGCGGGGGTCAAGTGAGCTTGCACGCTCTTCAAAATGGTCTCTTCGTTGGTCATGGTGTAAACCTCCTGTGTTTTGGTTGTGGTTCATCCCGGCGGGGCCGGGTAGATGGGGCGGGGCTGCTTTACGGTGCAACCCTGCTAGAGCATCCGGCGGGGGTCAAAGGTCGGTTTTCCGCGATCCGTCGGCGGTGTGCTGCCACACGTCCACGGAATAACCGACGCGGCGGAGTTGGTCGGCCAACTGGCGCGCCCTGTCGGCGGTGTTGGCCCAGGTGGTAAGCGGTAAACCCCGCTTGCAATAAACAATCTGGTAACGCACTGCCTGCACCTCCTGTTAGTCGTCCACGTCGTCGCAGTCGTGGCAATAAAGCGCGTCAATAACGCGGTCGTCGGTGTAGTCGTCCGGGGTGTCGTTGTCCTCTACAACGAGTTGCACCCGGTCATAAATACGCAGATCGGTTTTTGCATCGACGGTAAAAAACCAGTCGCAGCCGTCGCCCAGGTCGGCGCACCAGACTTGCACGCCGTCGCCGTCGGCGTACATCCCCAGAACTTGAGCGGGGACAATGTAGCGGCCCAGGGGGCCGGGGGTGTAGGGGCAGGCGGCAGCGGTGCGGGGCGCACCTGCCAGCATTGCGGCGGCCAGAGCCGCGGCGGTGATGATCTTTTTCAGTTTGCGCATTGTAAAACCTCCTGTGCTGTGGTTGATGTTCGACTTTCTCCCGGCTGTTGCCGGGGTGGTGGGATCGGGTCGCTTTGCGGTGCGGCCCGTCAAGGTGTCCGGCCTGGGGTTCATGCCTGTTTTGCCTGCCAACGGGCCAGCAGTGCGGCCCAGATGATCCGGCGAGTGCGGGGCGAGAGCTCAAAAAAATGCTTGTTCATGTGCGTTTCTCCTGTTCGCTGTTGTTTTGCTTGCGACCCTGTACCGTGCCGCCTGCTGTGGCTACACTGTACCACGACACCCGGCAAAATGTCAAGCCCTGTACCGTGCAATCTACTTTTTGCACAAAACCTGTACCGTGCTTTTGTGCAATTTGGCACTGTACAGGGCGGCGGCTGGGGTGATATTATATATTTATAAAATAAAAGCAGGGGTAAAATTATGGCTATATCTGCAAAAAAACGACTGACAAACGACAAATACAACGCGAAATGCACGCAAATAAATATAAAGCCTCTTTCTCAAGAGGCGGCGGCAATCAAGGCGGCGGCAGTTGCCAGCGGCCAGAGCTTGCAAGGATATATTTTGCAAGCCGTGCGCGCCAGGATGCAGGCAGAGGGGCAGCCGCTCACCGTGGGCGATCCGTCCGGCCCGGAATCCGTGGACGGCCAAAACTGTGGGGAAGAAGGGGGATTATAGGGGTTACTGGGGAGGCTATAACTCACTAAGTTCTAGCCCTACACCTAGAGCACTACCCGGTAAAGTGGAGAATCTGACCCATCCGGCAAACGGCAAAATGCCCCCGCCGTGGCCCTGGCGGATCAGCAGCAGACCAGCACCGACGACACAAGCCCAGAGCGACACGCGCACCACCTGCGCCGCCGCCCTGGGCTTTTCTTTTTGCCCTGGCCGCGCTCGACGTGGGCGGCCTGCCCGATGATGCCGCGCCGCCTGCGCCTTGCACCGCCTGCGCCGCCCAGATGATGACCACGGCGGCCAGCAGCAGACCAGCACCACGCGCCGCCCCGATGAAGCCGCCGCCCTGCACCACCTGCACCAGATCACCACGCCAGCAGACCGCACAACCTGCGCACAATCTACCCAGCCGCATACAGCAGCAGACCGCGCCGCCTGCTGCCTGCGCCCTGCACCGCCTGCGCCGCCCCGATGATGACCGCGACGGCCAGCAGATAAGCCCCGCCGCGGCCTTGCAATGGTCCGCCGCCGGAGGAGTCAGATTCTCAACCTAACGGGATATAGCTTTGCCAGTAGGGGTAAGGCTAAGAGGCTATATACTGCCCTATCTATCCCCCAACCCCCTTTCTTCCCCGGCCTCGCCCTGGGCTGCCCGCCTCGACGACGACGCGCCGCCCCGGCCCCGCCCACCGTCGGCGGCCTGCCCGATGAGGCCGACGCGCCGCCCAGGCCCCTTTAGGTACTGCCGGAGGCGTTTTTCAGCGGTGCGGGTCCGAAAGCGCGAAATTTTTCTAGGTATGAGGGGATTTTTGGGCTTCCTCGAAGGGGGTCTGGAAAAAGTAAGGGGGTGTTTTTTGAAGAAATTTTTGAAATGATGTTTTGTGATGCACTTTTTCTGATATAATTAGTACAGTGATAAGTAAGCAAAGCTCCACGGCGCAAGTCGTGGGGCTTTTTCTTTTGCGCAGATTTTGGAAACGAGGTGCGGGTGATGTTGGATGCCAGCGCGGAACAGCCAGCGTGACACCGCCAAGGCCGAGTACATCAAACGACGGCGGGCGGGCGAAAAAATAAATCTCAAAGAGTTTGCGGATTGGGTGGGCGTACCCTATGGGACAGTGAGAAACTGGAAGCGTATTGACCAATGGGACGAGTCACTAGAGCGCAAGCGCGGCGGCCAGCCCGGAAACAGAAACAGCAAGGGAAAGAAAAATGCCAAGGGCAACCACGGCGGCGCGCCGCGGGAAAATAAGAACGCAGAAAAAGACGGCGCATATAGTGCCGTCTTTTTTGATAAGTTGTCCGATGAAGAAAAGAAATGGCTTGACAATCTGCCGACCGGGGCAAAAGAAAACACTCTGCTTGAGTTGCGAGTCCTGCGGTATAGGCAGAAAAAGATTCTGGCCGCACTCGAAAAATATTCGGAGTGCGCAGACGATGATCTTTACATTGCGACACTGACGGATATGCGCCGCCCCGGAAAGTCCGAGGGCGGAAAGCGCACCGACGGCGCAGAGCAGAAGATGGGCCTGTACAACAAGGACAGCGCGTTCACCCGGCGGGAGAAACTGCAAGAGGCGCTGTACAAAGTATCTGGCAGAATCGCAACGCTGATAGGCCAACTGCGGCAGGGTGAAGAGTTCGAGAAACGGTACGATCTTGAAGTACAACGCCTGGATATTGCCAAGATCAGAGCAACGGGGGTGGCTGACATGGACGGCCCGGATGCCGAGGGGGTGAATGCCGATGAAACTTTACACGGTAAAGGTGATGGCGAATTGCCTTGACCTTTCGGAACGCCGGGTGCGGCAGCTCCGGGAAGAGGGCATTTTGATAGAAGCCGCCCCTGGCCTGTATGAACTGTGGCCCAATGTACGGCGATATATCAACTTCCTGCGGGGCAACGCAGACGGCAAAGCCGACCTGAACGAAGAGAGGGCAAAGCTGACGCGCGAAAAGCGCATTGCAGCGGAACAGGAAAACAAAGTCAAGAGCGGCGAACTGTACAGGAAACAGGACATCATGCTGGGCTTGAGCACCATGTTAATGAACCTGCGTTCCCGCATGATGGCTCTTCCGAACAAACTTGCTCCCAGTATTGCGAAGCTGGGCGGCAACGAGGACGAGATACAGGACGTGTTGCGGGACACGTTCTATGAAATTCTGGACGAGTTTTCGCATTACGAAACGGCGTTGGAATCGCCAAAGGAAGATGAAGATGCAGACGACGGAACCTAAACCGGGCAAACCGTGGCGCAAGTGCAGGCATTGCCCGTGGGGTAAAAGACTCCACCAGAAGCTCATTATCTGTATGTTCCCGGAGTGCGTAAGGCGGGGTGAACAAAGTGCCGAAGAAAAAGAACATCATCGTAAAGATGGAGCCGCAGACGGTTAAGCTGTTTGCGGTCGTTCTGCAAAAGCTGAAACCGCCACCGCCGCTGACAATCAGCCAGTGGGCGGACAAGTACCGGGTACTGTCCTCCGAGTCCAGCGCAGAACCGGGCAGATGGCACACGGACAAGGCTCCGTACCAGCGGGCCATTATGGATGCCATCGGTGATCCGCACGTCCGGGAAGTAGTGGTAATGTCGGCGGCACAGATCGGGAAAACCGATGCGTTCATTTTGAACGTGCTGGCCTACTACATGGACTACGCCCCGGCCCCCATCATGTGTATGCAACCTACCCTCGATATGGGCCAGACGCTTTCCAAAGATAGAATTTCCCCGATGCTTCGGGACACGCCGCGCCTCAAAGGGCTGGTTGATGTCAAAAGCAGATTCGCCGGAAACACCGTGATGAAGAAGAACTTCATCGGCGGCCACATAACCATCGTTGGAGCAAACTCCCCGTCGAGCCTTGCCAGCCGTCCTATCAAAGTTCTGCTGGCTGACGAGATAGACCGCTATCCCAAAAGTGCAGGAACAGAGGGCGATCCTCTGAATCTGGCGAAGAAACGCCAAACGACTTTCTGGGACTGCAAAACCGTCATGGTTTCCACGCCGACCATAAAAGGCGACAGCCGAATTGAGGATGCGTTCAATCTCTCGACGCAAGAAGAGTGGAACATCCCTTGCCCGGAGTGCGGCGCATACCAGCCGATCGTTTGGGAAAACGTGAAGTTCGACCCGGACAATCTGGAAAAGGGCATCGACTATGTTTGCCGTGAGTGCGGATGCGTGGCAAATGAATACCGCTGGAAAGCACAGGAGATCAAAGGCAAGTACGTTGCGGCCAATCCGGGCGCAGCGACAAGAGGATTCCACCTCAACACCCTTGCCTCTACGTTTGTCGGATGGGACGAAGTGGTGCGGAAGTTCTTGGAAGCAAAAGAAGCTCTCGACCACGGAAACCCGGAGGAAATGAAAGTCTGGGTAAACACTGAACTTGGGCAGACCTGGGAAGAGCGCGGAATCCAGTTGGAGGACACCGAGCTGTACAACCGCCGCGAAATCTACCCGGCGGAAGTGCCGGACGATGTGCTGTTCCTCACCGCTGGCGTTGACGTTCAGGATGATCGTTTCGAGGTGGAAGTGGTCGGCTGGGGCGAGGGCGCGGAATGCTGGGGCATCCGCTACCAGAAAATCTTTGGCGATATGCTGTCGGATCAGGTGTGGCAGGACTTGGACGACTTTCTTCTCCGTTCCTGGCGCAAGGCGGATGGAACAGAGTACACATTGCTGGCTACCTGCATCGACTCTGGCGGCCATCACACGGACGAGGTTTACCGCTTTGCGAAAGACAGGCTGAATCGCCGTATCTTTGCCATCAAGGGCATGGGTGGCGCGGGCGTTCCGTACATCCGCAACCCATCGAAGAACAATCGTGTGAAAACGAACCTGTTTATCATCGGTGTGGATGCGGGCAAAACCTCTATCTATCAAAGGCTGGAAGTGAAAACGCCTGGCCCGAATTACTGCCACTTCCCAAGCAACCAGGAGGCTGGCTACGACGAAAACTACTTTAAGGGCCTGACAGCCGAGAAGAAAGTGGTGCGCTTCGTCAAGGGACACCTCAAAGAGTATTGGGAAATCAAAGACAAAGAACACAAGAGAAATGAGCCGCTAGACTTGCGCAATTACGCACTGGCGGCTCTTTCCATTACACGGCCTGTGTTGAAAAAGCAGGCCCCGGACGTGACGACACCTACCCCGGCGGCAAACCGCGGGCGAGGCCGTCGCCAAATTTCGGGAGGTATCTAACCAATGGCGGGAATCACACTGGAAACTGCACAATCGCAGCTTGACGCATGGCTGGAAGCGGAACGCAAGGTTACGCACGGCCAAAGCTACCAGATTGGAAACCGAATGCTGACCTACGCCGATGTAACCCAAATCGGGAAACGCATTGAGTATTGGTCGAACAAAGTTGAAGAACTTTCGAGAAAAAAGGCGGGGCGCAACAGGATGTACCATTTTGTTCCCCGCGACCTGTAAAGGGAGGGAGTAGCCGATGGGATTTATGGATCACCTGCTTGCCACCCTTTCCCCGGAACGGGCAGTCAAGACAGCAGCGGCGCGCATGGCAATCCAGACGCTCAACTCTGGCTACGGCAACTACGGCGCAAACCTGCACAAGAAGTCCATGCGGGGCTGGATGTGGCACGGCGGCGACTCGAAAAGGGACATCGAAGATAATCTCCGAGTCCTGCGAGAAAGAAGCCGCGACGCTTACATGGGCGTTCCGCTTGCAACGGGAGCCATCAAAACGATGCGAACCAACGTAATTTGCGGTGGGCTTACGCCGACACCGCAGATTGATAACGAGTTCCTGGGCATTTCCGACGAGGAAGCGCAGAAAGTGAACGCGCAGATTATGCGCGAATTTTCTTTGTGGGCAGACAAACCGACCTGTGACGCTGACAGAATCGACAACTTCTATATGTTGCAGCAGTTGGCGTTTACAGGATTTCTTATGAACGGCGACGCGCTGGCGGTGCTCCAAAACAAACGGACACCCAATGTTCCGTATGATCTGCGGGTGCGGATTGTGGAAGCTGACCGCCTGTGTTCGCCTGCATTCACGGACATTGACTCCCCGCGAGAAATCGACGGGCGACTTGTCCAGAGGATTACGCAGGGCGTGGAAACGGATGCAGACGGAATGGTGGTGGCCTACTGGATTTGCGACCGTCACCCGCTGGCCTCTGCCACGACTGCGACGCTGACGGCGGATCACTGGACGAGGGTTGAGGCATACGGAAAAAAGACCGGGCGGCAAAACGTCCTACTCCTGTTGCAGCGGGAGCGGGCGGGGCAACTGCGCGGCGTTCCGTTGCTTGCCCCGGTGCTGGAAAGCCTAAAGCAACTCGGACGGTTCACAGACGCGGAACTGACCGCAGCGGTGATCTCCGCCATGTTCACAGTGTTTATCACCAAAGAGGATCAGTCCAGCGAAATTCCGCTGGGCGAAATGCTGCCGCAGGAAGTGCAAGTGGATACGCCGGACAAAACCAGCGTGGAACTGGCTCCGGGCGCGTTCATCGACCTTAACCCTGGCGAAAAAGTGGAGTTCGCAGACCCGAAGCACCCGGCGACGGGCTTTGAGGCTTTTATGAACGCCATTGTTAAACAGATGGCCGCCGCCCTGGAAATTCCGAGCGAAGTATTGTACAAGCAGTTCTCGACCAGCTACTCCGCCGCCCGCGGCGCGCTAAACGAATACTGGCGCACTTGCGGAATGCACCGTGACTGGTTTGCAGATAACTTCTGCCGACCAATTTATGAGGCGTGGTTTTGCGAGGCAGTACAGCGTGGGCGAATAAAAGCACCCGGATTCTTGGAAAACCCGGCCATTGCCGCAGCTTATATGCAGTGCGCATGGAACGGCCCCGCAAGAACGAACCTGAACCCCAAGGATGAAGTCGAGGCGGCGAAGATGCGCGTTGACTGCGGGTTTAGCACAGCTGAACAGGAAACGGCGCAAATGACGGGCGGTAGCTATGCGGCCAACATGAGGTTACGCAAAGGCGAAGCCGCAATGAAAAAGGAGGTAGACGACATTGCAGGAACGCAAACACAAAACCCTGCTGCTCAACGGGCCGTCGGCGGTTCCAGTGAAAACAGGTGAAAAGTTCTGGCAGATTCGCAATTCGGCGGAAACGGGAGGCCATGCGGAACTGGTGCTGTACGGCGACATTAGCCGGACAAGCTGGTGGGGCGACGAGATCACCCCACAGAAATTTGCCGCAGACCTTGCCGCAATCCCGGCGGAAGATGATCTGACCGTCCGCATCTGTTCCGGCGGCGGCGACGTATGGGCTGCGCAGGCCATTGGTGGCCAGCTCGAAAGCCGCGCTGGCACGGTGACGGCACAGATAGAGGGCTTGTGCGCAAGTGCGGCAACGATCATTGCCTGTCATTGCAAGGTCGTCAAGGCCACGCCGGACAGCAGCTACATGATTCATCCTGTGAAAGCCAAGAGCGATAACTTCATGGGCGTGGAGGAATTGCAGCAACTCATTGATTCCATTACGGTTATGCGCTCTACGATTCTCGGACAGTACGAGAAAAAGACCGGGAAAAGCAATGAAGAACTGGCCGCATGGATGGACAAGACGACGTGGTGGACTGCGGAGCAGGCCAAGGAAAACGGTTTCATTGACGAGATCGTGGAGGGCAACCAGACCGCCAAAATCGAAAACAGGAACGGCGTGCTGTTCGTAAACAGCGTGGCCGTCCCAGGCACTTTTGATAGCGCACCTGAATTTGTGCGAAACCGCGCCGTGGTCGTACCTGACAACGACGACGGTTTTGTAAATAACGACGACCCGGCGGAACCGTCGGGAGAAAACAACGGAGGGAACGACATGGAGTTCAAGAACGTGGACGAACTGCGCAATGGCTGCCCCGACCTCGTGAAAGAGATCGTGGACAGTGAGCGCGCAGCCGCACAGAAAGCCGAGCGTGAACGCCTTGCCGCCATTGACGAGATCGCAGAAACGATTCCGGCAAACATGGTGGCGGAGGCAAAGTACGGCGAGAACGCCTGCTCTGCGGAGCAGCTTGCGTACCGTGCGGCGGTTGACGCAAAGAAGAATCACCGCAAGCTGCTGGAAGATACCGCAGATGATGCAAACACCAGCGGCGCAAACAGCGTTGGCGGCGCAGCCCCCGACGGCGTGGCTGGTACTGGCACTAAGAACCAGAACCAGACCGATGCCGAGAAGCGGGCAATGGTGAAGAACCTGCTGCACCCCAAGAAGGAGGGCTAAGTTATGGCTGAAAAGATGCTGAACGAGAAGCTGGGCGAGGTTGAGTACGACGGCTTGATCGTTGGTCTCAACCCGAAGAAGCGCGTCGGCCCCGGCGTGATCGCCAAAGGCGCGGCAGAGACGACCTATGTTCGCGGCACTGTGTTTGCCAAGAGCGCAAAGGACGGCAAGCTGTACATCCTGGGCAGCACTGCTACTTCTGGCGATACGCTGACCGCGGACTGCATTCTGGTGCAGGACGTGACTGTGGGTACTACCGACGATGAAACTGTCGTGGTCTACCTGGCAGGCTGCTTCAACCCGGAAAAGCTGACCGTAAAGGACAGCTACACCATGACCGAGACGGACAAGGACGCTCTGCGTATGCGCGACATTGCGCTCCTGCCCATCATCGAAATGTAACAGGAGGACGTTTACTATGGCAATTCTGCTGAACTTCTTTGATAACGTCATTCTTCAGGCCATCACGGAAGAGATCGTGCCGAAGCGTGGCTTCTTCAAAGACCGCTATTTCCCCACCGGGGCAGGCGATATTTTCAAGGCCGACGAGGTGCTGACCGAGTGCCGCAAGGGAGACCGTAAGCTGGCCGCTTTCGTTGCTCCCGACGTACATGACATTCCCATTGCGCGCCGCGGCTATGAGGTTCATTCCTACCAGCCTGCGTACATTGCGCCGTCCCGCGTGCTGACTATGGACGAGCTGAAAAAGCGTGGCTTTGGTGAGGCTCTGTATCCGGGCATGGACGAAGCACAGCGCGCCGCTCGTCTGCTGGCAGATGACATGAACGACATGGAAAACCGCATTGCAGGCACCGAGGAATGGATGGCTGCACAGACCATGATCTCCAACGGCTGCACTATGCAGGAAATGATCGACGGCAAGACCAAGGGCGACAAGAAGATCGTGCGCTTCTACGACAACAAGAGCGACCATACCTACACCGTCGCAAAGAAGTGGAACGCCACTGGCGGCGACTTCTGGGCAGACATTAAGGCTATGTGCCGGATGCTCTCTTATCGCGGCCTGCCTGCAAAAGACCTGATTCTGGGTACTGACGCTGCCGACTACATCCTGGCCGACGAAAAGACCCGCCAGCTTCTCGACAAGAACAGCGGCATTATCGTTGGCGAGATTCGCCAGCAGCTCACCCAGTACGACGGCGTGGTGTTCATGGGCGTTCTGAACTTCGGCGGCTTCATGCTGAACGTGTTCTCTGTGGACGAAACCTACGAGGACGAGAACGGCCAGATCGCCAGCTTCTTCCCCAAGACCGCAGCTATGGTTACTGCTCCCGACTGCGGCCACATGATGTACGGCTCCATCACCCAGATGGACTACGGCCAGACCGACTACACCACCTATGCCGCAAAGCGCGTGGCAAAGCTGGTCGTGGATCAGGCCGAGGACAGCCGCAAACTCCGTCTGGGCTGCCGCCCGCTGGCCGCACCCAAGAACTACTGCCCCTACATCTACGCAGCAGATGTTGTGCAGTAAGTGAGAAAGGAGCAACGGCATGAAAACTGTTCAGATCACGTCCGGCGGCTACGGCTACCGTGAAAAGGCAGGCTCCCCCACCCGGTTGATTCGGGCGGGGGAATTTGTTTGCCTGCCGGATGATGAAGCTGACCGTCTGGCCGCCTTGGGCGTTGCGGTCTGTCAGCCGGAAGCACAGCCGGAGATCGAGCCGCAGAAAAACGCCCCGGCGGCAAAGCGCACCAGAAAGAGCAAAGCGGCCACCGCGTAAAGAAAGGCGGTGGAGCGCATGACAGATTTTCTGGAAGAAGCCCTTGCGGACATTGACTCTGTGTTCTTTCAGGAGTTTGTGGAGCAGCACAAAATCGACGGGAAGCCGTTTGACGTTGTGCCGTATGAAATGACCCTCAAGGAACGCAAGGCGCACTGGGAAGCAGGAGCAAAGCAGAACTTTGACCAGGGACTTTACCTGTCCACAAAGCAGTTCTTCATTCGCAAGGAAGATTACGGCACGGCCCCAAAGGTTGGAAAGCTGATGGAGTACGACGGAATCTGCTACACGATCAGAAGTTGCCAGACGGAGCACGGGTTGTACCTGGTGGAACTTGAGAGGGTGCGGCAGTAATGGCGAAGGCAATCTATGACGTATCTGTGCCGAACATCTACGAAGTAGAAAAGGCACTGGGCGACGCAAAGGACAAGGCTCCTAGAGCCATGAAAAACGCGGTGAACCAAACGGCGACCCGCGCAAAAAACATGATGATCCGGCAAGCGAAACTCCGATACGCCGTAAGCACGGCGGGCCGCCGCCACCTAAACCAACTGAAACTCCGAAACCGCGCAACGATACAGAATCCGACCGCAGAAATTTTCATCAAAAGTCGAAGAAACGATCTGGCGGATTTCAAGACAAACCCAACCGAACCACACATGGGCGGAAACTGGGTACACTCGCCTGAATTTCATACAGGCAAGGTTTTGAAAAAATCGCCAATGGATAACCTGACAGGCGGACAAACACTTATCGGGCCGGGAAGCAAGGGCTTCTTGGTGCGGTTCGAGAGCGGACACGTTGGCATGGTGCAAAGAATTATCGGCAAGCCTGCAAAGAATCCGAAGCCGACACGGTGGAAGAGCAAAAACGGGATTATCGAATATCTTTACACCATGTCTGCGCCGTCTGCAAGTTCCATGCACAGTACCGTATGGCGGGAAGAAGTAGAGCCGGAAAGCGAGATCATCTTGCAGGATCGCTTGCGGCACGAGGTTGAAAAAATCTTGATGCAGGCAGGAGGTAAGAAGAAGTGAGCAAACCGACGAACTACACCCCCATTGATGCGGTAAAAGTTCTGCGCAAGGAGTTAGAAAAACTCTTTGAAGGGAAAACATTCAGCGGCCAGGGCGGGAACAAGCAGCTGAAGTTTTTTGAGTTCGAGTTCCCGGACGATAACGGTAACGACGAGGATGTGGACACGCTGGCCGCCGCTGCCCCATTCGTGCTTGTGAAAGCAGCCGGGTGGAGCACCGACATAGAAGAGCCGGAAATAATTGACATGAGCATGGTTATCTGTACATACCAAACCCCTGCGCGAAGCAAGGAAGAGATCGAGAAACTAAAAAAGGCACCGGCTCTTCTGGATTTGTACAACATCATGCAGGATATTAGTCAGCATTTCAAAGTGTACAACGTCTTTGGAGATTACTTCAACGTCTTAATGCCGATTACATGCGTAATTCAGCAGGACGATACAAAACCGTATTATTTCTCTACTGTTCAGATGGACGTTACAGGCCCAAGCATGAGCAGAGAAAACAACCCGGAAGTGGAGGCACTCACATGAGCACTGCAAAAGCAAAACAGGCCGAGCAGGCAGAGAACGCCGCAGCGGTTAAGGCAACTGGCCCTGTCGTTTACTGCGGCCCGACCGTGAAGAACACCGTGAAACAGTACACGGTGTACGCCGACGGCGATATGCTGCCGGATATGATGAACCGCTTCCTTGAAACGGTTCCGATGGCAAAGGGCCTGTTGGTTCCCATCGAACAGTTCAGTGATACCCGCAAAGCTCTGGAAAATCCCAAGGGCGCAGCGGGTATTCTTTTTGCCGCCGTGAAAGCGGCCATTGAGTAAGGAGGTAAAAGATCATGGCATATAAGCATGGCGTATATACCACTGAGCAGGCAACCAGCCTGGTTGCCCCGGTCGTTGCCACGGCAGGATTGCAGGTCGTAATCGGCACTGCACCTGTCAACCAGGCAAGTGACCCCTACCACTGCACCAATGTTCCCATGCTGGCAAACACGCTGGCTGGCGCAACTGCGGCAGTTGGTTACAGCGACGACTACGAAAACTACACCCTCTGCCAGAGCATGGGCGCAAGTTTTAAGGTCGTGAACGTCGCACCGATGGTTCTTATCAACGTGCTTGATCCCAACAAGCACAAGAAGAACCTGACCGAAAAGACCGTGCAGATCAACAGCGGAGTTGCCGTTCTGGAAGAGAAAGGCGTGCTGTTGGACAAGCTGGTCGTCAAGGCGGCATCCGCAACGCTGACCGCTGGCACTGACTACACTGCGGCGTTTGACGATAACGGCTACGTCAATATCGTTGTTATCCCCGGCGGCGCGGGCAAGTCCGCAACCAGCCTGACCGTGAGCGGTGTTCAGATCGATCCGTCCGCAGTCACCCCGGCGGACATTGTGGGCGCAGTTTCCGCCGCTGGCGTTGAGTCCGGCATGGAGTGCATCCGTATGATCTTCCCGAAGCTGAACATGGTTCCGGGTATTCTGATCGCTCCCGGCTGGTCGGAGAACGCCATCGTGTCTGCTGGCTTGCAGGCAAAGACCACCCGTATCAACGGCGTGTTTAACTGCGTCTGCATCGTGGACATCGACAGTTCCACCAATGGCGCGACCAAGTACGACGATGTGAAGCAGCAGAAAGAGAAGCAGGCCGTCACCAGCGCAAATTGCTACGCCGTGTGGCTGTACGCCAAGGCGGGCGACGTTCTCTACGCTGGCTCTGCAATGGCCGCCGCTGTGACCGTGGCGACCGATGCGGATAACGGCGACATCCCGAACGTCAGCCCGTCCAACAAGACCGTCCCGATCTCCGCCGCCTGTCTGAAAGACGGCACGGAAGTGCTGCTCGATCAGGAGCAGGCCAACGTCGTGAACAGCTTTGGCGTGGCAACCTGGCTGAACATCAACGGCTTCCGCCTGTGGGGCAACAACACTGCCTGCTACCCCGGCAACACCGACCCCAAGGACAGATGGTTTAGCGTCCGCCGCTTCTTCTGCTGGGACGACAACACGTTCATTCAGACGTACTTTCAGAAAGTGGACAGCCCCGCAAATAAGCGTCTGATCGAGGCCCTGGTGGACAGCGAGAACGTCCGCGGCAACAGCTTTGTCTCCCGCGGCATCTGCGCCCGCTATGAGCTGAAATACCTTGAGTCGGAGAACCCGACCACCAACCTGCTGAACGGCTGCATTACTTTCCACAAGTACATGACCCCGTTTGGCCCTGCGGAGGACATCGAGGAACTGGTCGAGTTTGACCCGGATGCGCTGTCCACCGCCCTGGCCCAGTAAGCGGCGCAAGGAGGTAAAAGACTATGGCACTCGACACTAACCTGACCCCGGAGGTCGTCAACTCCTATAACACCTACATCAACGGCAATAAGGCAATCGGCGTTACCAGCGAGATTTCTATGCCGACCATCACCTCGGAAACTATCGACGTTTCCGGCACTGGCATTCTCGGCAAGATTTCCGCCCCGAACATCGGCCAGTTTGAATCCATCGAACAGGAAATCACGTTCAACCTGATCTACTCTTCTTTCGTGGATATGCTGTCCCCGAAGCGGCAGGTAAACCTTACCATTCGCGCCGCCCAGCAGGCCGTGGACAAGAACCTCGGTTATGCCTACAAGGGTCTGCGCATCGTTGAGGTGGGCCGCGTCAAGGAGTTCACCCCCGGTAAGATCAAGCCCGGTGAGGGCATGGACGCAAAGGTGAAGCTGGAACTCACCTACCTGATGATCGAGAACGACGGTCAGCAGATTATCGAGATCGACAAGCTCAACGGCATTTATCGCGTCAACGGCGAGGATATGCTGGCGGATGTGAGCGCGCTGATCTAAAAAGCAAACGGCATGACCGCCCCGGAAAAGAATCGGGGCGGTCAATTTTTTGTATGCAGAGAAAGGAAAAACAACATGGAAAAGAATGTTTCTACCGCAGTTGAGCAGGAAGTTACCGAGCAGACCGCACCCGCCGCAGAGCAGACCAACGATAAGCTGGTGAAGCTGGCAAAGCCGTACAAGTTCGACGACGAGGAATATTCCGAAATCAACCTGTCCGGCCTGGACAAGCTGACTATCGAGGATGCGGTGCTGACCGTGAAGAAGCTGACGGGCGACGGCGAACTGGCCGCAATGGTGATGCCCGAAACCTCCACCGCCTACACCGACGAGCTGGCAGCCAAGGCAACCGACCTGCCCATTGAGTTTTTCAAACTCCTGCCCATCGGCGCAAGCAAAAAGGTGCGCCAGATGGTGCAGGGCGCGATCACTGTCCCTGCACAGAAAGACGAGAGCGACACCCGCCCCCACATTCTGCACCTGCACAAGCCCTATCTCTACAAGGGCGAAACCCACACCGAAGTTGACCTCTCCGGCGTGGGCAGCCTTACGGGCATGAACATCCGGCAGGCAGAGAACCGCATGGAGGAAGAGGACATTCGTGCCATCGAGCGCACCAGTAACTACTACTACTGCTGCCTGATGGCAAGCATGGCGACTGGCAAGGACGTGAAGTTCTTCCTGGGTCTGCCTCTGTGCGAGGCTATGCCCCTGAAAAACGCGGTGAACGATAAGGATTTTTTCGAGTAAAAGGCGGTTACAAAGAAATCAGAAAGGCGGCGGTAGGTTTGGCCTCCGTCACGCACACGGGGGCAGACTTTTACCTCAACCTCCCTGTGCGTGAAATGGTGGAGATTAACGAGGAGGTGGCGGAGGAATGGCGAAAAATCAGGAACTAGAACTTTCTATCCTGATTGGCGGACGAGTTGACAACTCGTTGGCGCAGGCCGTAAAAAGCGCAAACGGCCAGATCGGCCAGCTGGCAAAGACGATAAGCAACGTCGGAAAAATTGGACTCGGTGCAATGACCGGGCTTGCAGTTGGCACGACGAAGTTCTTTGCAGATGCCACAAAAGATGCCATGAAGTACGAAAGCACGATGGCAGAAGTGGCAAAGGTGGTCGATGAACTGAAAGACGACAACGGCAATTTCACTGTGCATTACGACGAAATGAAATCCGGGTTAAAAGATATGACAACCCTGATTCCTATGGAGTTTGAGGACGCTGGTGCTATTGCTGCTGCGTTTGGTCAGAGCGGCGTTACCTCTACCCCGGAAATCCTCAACTACACAGCGGATGCCGCAAAGATGGCGATTGCCTTTGACTCCGACGCAAAGCAGTCCGGCGAATGGATGGCGACGTGGAAGCAGGCATTCAACTTGGCGGAAAATGAAATCGTGAATTTGGCAGATCAGTTAAACTACCTGTCAAACAACACGAATGCCACCGCCGCCGATCTGGCGGGAATTGTAACCCGCGTTGGAAGTCTGGGCGGAATGGCTGGTGTTAATACCAGCTCCGTTGCCGCAATGGCAGACGTTCTGGTAGCGACGGGCGTTGACGACGACTCCGCCGCAACCAGCCTGCGCAATATGTTCTTGAAGTGGACGGCGGGCAGCGCAGCCACGAAGAGCGAAGCGGGCGTTATGGCAAAGTTGGGCCTAGACCCTGTGGAATTTGCAAAGAGTATGCAGGATAACTCCATTGAAGCAATCGAGGACTTCTTCTCCCGCATTAAAGTTCTTCCGCAGGAACAGCAAATCAGTTTGATGGGACAGTATTTCGGAAAACGTGCTGTTGAGTCCGCAACGAAAATAGCACAGAACATTCCGATGCTGGAACAAAATCTTGATTGGATCAAAACAAAGGACGAGAACGGACAATACGTTTGGCAAGGTAGCATGGAAAACGAGTATCTGACTCGTAGCGATACGGCAGAGAACTCCATCCAGCTTGCACAAAATGCGTGGCGCAATCTGCGGGAGTCGTTCGGTGAAGCGTTCCTCCCTGTGGTAAAACAGGGCGCAGACTGGTTTGTTGGGTTTGCAAAAGAAGTCGAGGCAAACGCTCCACTGATTGCTGGCGTAACAGGCCAGCTTGCACAGCTTGCTCAAAACGGAATTTCTGCCCTGGGCGGCGCGCTGGAATCGCTCTGGCAGATCGTAAAGAAATTCTTTGAGTTCATCAACGTAAAGAGCGAGAACGGTAGCTACGACAACAGCGCGACGGTTACAAAGGTAATCGGAGGAACCGCCGCGACGTTCGCCGCAATGTCCGTCGCCCCGCAGATTCTCCAAGTGGTGAATGGCGCAACAAGGATTTTTGGCGGCGGAAAAGGCACTGGCCCGTTGAGCGTTGCAAAAGACAGCATCTTCGGGAAAGGAGCCGCCGCCGCAGGAAACACCGTGGATATGTGGAATGCCGCAAAGCTGGGCGCAGGTCTGGCAAACAGCAGCATGACTCAGGCAAACGGCAGCCCTGTTACATCCAGCGGTATCGGCGGTTTTCTGCAAAATGCAGAGAACACGATTATCGGTACAATCTTCGGTCTGAAAAACAAAAAGCAACTGACGAGCAAAACGAGCAAGCCGGAAACGCTGTGGAAGAATGTTCTGAAAACAGCAGATCAGATCACAGCCGCCAAAAGTTCCGGCGGCCTCTTCGGGATGCTCAAGGGAAGTTCTTTGGGCCAATACGGAACGAGCGTGGCGAACTCGGTAAAGGGCTTGCACGGAACGAACTTGGTTCAGCAAACTATCGGAGTCGGGAAATGGCTTGGACAGACAGCGAAGAACGGAGTCAGCGGAATTGCAAGCAGCCTCGCGGGAATCTTTGGCAGCCCAATGCAGAATGCAATGAACAGCCCGCTGGGCAACTTCATTACAAGCATCGGCCAAAAGGCGGTCGGCCTCGGAAAAGGCGCGGTCGGCGGCGTAAAGAATTTTGCGGGCAACACGCTTTACGGAGCAAAGACGCTCGCCGGAAATATTGCATCTTCCAAAGTTGGACAGATGGCGGTTAAAATCGGCGGCGGTGCTGTGCAGGGCGTAAAGGACGTGACGCAGTTCCTTGGAGCAGGACTCAATGTGGGGCAAACGGTTCTCGGCCCGGTGGCCGGGAAACTGGGTGGCGCGTTTATGGGCTTGCTCGGAACATTCGGCCCGGTAATTGCCGGAATCGGCAGCATCATTGCGGTGGTGTCCCTGCTGGGAGACCATTTCGCGGATATTCAGCAGATCGTATTGAAAGTTTTTGGCCCGACCGGGTTGACGATTTTCAATACATTCTTTGCAGATGTCAAGAAAATCGGTGACGGAATTAAAAATGCTTTCTCGATGGACAACCTGCTGAACATTCAGGAGAAGCTGAGCGGGAAAAGTATGTTTGGCGTAGACCTCGGCCAAGCGTTCGGGGCGGCCATTCCCATTATCCAGTCTGTGACAGGGCTGGTAAGCCAGATCGTAGACCTGGGCGTAAATCACATTAAGCCCCTGCTGGCGGATGTGATGAGTTTTGTGGTGAATGAATTGTTCCCGGCGGTGGCCCCGCTGATTAGTACAATCATCGACCTGGTGGGAACGACGCTGGTAAACGCAATTAAGGTAATCGTGGACGTGATTCACGGTCTCCTGCCTGTAATTGAGCCTGTGATTCAGGGAATCGTCGGGCTGATAAAGGGCATTGCTTCCATCGGCGTTTCCGTGGTAAATACCATCATCCGCGCACTGAACAAAATCCACATCAAGATGCCTACAAAAATCCTCGGTATTTCTCTGCCGGAGGGCATCGCGGGCAAGGAGTGGGGCTTTAGCCTTGCAGAAGTTCCGGCTCCTGCATTTGCAAACGGCGGCTTCACCCACGGTGTCAGTATCGCAGGTGAGGCCGGGACGGAGGCGGTTATAAGCTTCAAGCGTAGCGTTCACGATGAAAACGTGAATCACTGGGTACGGGCAGGCCGGATGCTGGGCGTGACCGGGGAGGATGCGACCCGCGCCATCGGGCCGCAGAATGTGTCCTACTTTGCCAATGGCGGATTCACCGACGGCAGCCGCGAGAAGCTGGACAACCTGATCGACTTTGGCAAGGCGTATGGCGAATATGCCCTGCGTTCCAACGGCATCCGCACGGCGGGCGACGCGGCCTCGCTACTGTGGAGCGTGACGAATAACTCTATGGCGGGCGACGGCTCCTTGGCCTTGGCCGCCACCAGTATTGCCGCAGACGTGGCCCCCATCGTGCTGAAAAAGTACCTTGGCGACAACGAGGCAACATCGCTCCTGACCGAAGCGGCGAAAACATACAACGGCGGGACGGCGCTTTCGAGCTGGGGAAACGGTGTTCTAACAGACACGGGAGTACCCCTTTACGTCCTGCCGCCGCGTGATGCAGGCACAACAGAGTTGAGCGAGATTCCGCAGGCTGCATACAGAAGTTCCAGAACCTCCGGCGGGGGCGACGGCGACGGGATGCAGTTTGTATTCTCCCCGCAGATCACAGCCTACGGAAAGGCTGACCGCGCAGAGATCGAGCAGATCATGCGTGAACAGTTCGAGAAGTTCAAGGCCGAGATTAAGCAGGAAATCAAGGAAGAGCAGCGCAGAGAACAGCGCACGAAGTACGCATAAGGAGGCGGTTCTATGTACGTTACCAAAAGCGGCGACACATGGGACGGGATCGCAAAGACCGTCTATGACGACGAAATGCGGGCGGATGTGCTGATGGCCGCCAACAGAGAGTACAACGACGTTTACCAGTTTGATTCCGGGGTACAGCTTGTCACCCCGGAAGTCACGGTAAAGACGGAGATTGAAAACCTGCCGCCTTGGAAGAAGTGAGGTGATCGACGTGTTCTTACCACGCCAAGCGTTCCTGTCAGTCGAATACAACGACAACGATATGACCGCTGACATTAAGAACGATGTAGAGAGTTTCACTTTTACGGACAGCGGATCGGATTCTTCTGATAGCCTTTCCATCAAGGTGAACGCCAGCAACGAGAAATGGAAAAATGGGTGGATGCCGGACATTGCCGCAAAGCTGCATCCGAAGCTCTGCACGAAAAACTGGATCGTGCAGGGCGACAGCGCAGAACTGGACTGCGGCGTTTTGGTGGTGGATGACCTGGGCTTCACAGGCTGCCCGGACGTGCTGACAATCGGCGCGGTGGCGCGGCCAAGCGATACGGGCTTCCACGAGAGAAACCGAGAACAGGTCTGGAAGAACACATCCATCCAGCGCATTGCCTCGACCATTGCGGAGCGCAACAGCCTGCAATGTTCGATGGATGCCGAAGATGTGGACATTGCCATCAAGGAACAGGACGACAACGACAGTGCTTTCCTCAAGAGCCTGTGCGAAACCTACGGCCTGATCCTGAAAGTGTACATGGGGAAGATTTGGATTTTCGACCGCGAGAAATACAAACAAAAGGATGCCGTAAGGACATTCACCCCGGCGGACATTGTACCGGGTTCCTTTTCCTGGAACACCACATTGGCCGGAACATACACAGGCGGCGTGTTCACATACACCAACCAGCGGAAGAAAGTCAATATCAATGTCACCGTCGGTAGCGGTGACAGGATGTTGAAACTAAACCAGTATGCGTCCAGCGAGGCCGACGCGAAACGACAGCTCGAAGCAGCTATTGCAATGAAGAATCATTCCAATACCACCGTGTCGTTCAAGACGATGGGCGACTTGAATATCCACGCAACACAGTGCGTGAACATTCAGGGGTACGGAAAGATGGACGGGAAGTATTATCTTGATAGTATCACCCGACCGCTGGATAACTCCGGCGGCCTCACGAACGAATACGCAGGAAGCAGAGTGGGAGGCTGATCTATATGCAGAGCGTGATCCGCGTTGGTGAGGTTTCCAAGGTCAACTACGACAAGGGAACGATAGAGGTTGCCTACAAAGACCGCGACGATTCCGTAACGGATGAAATCTGCATGGTGTCGAACAACCTGTATCGGATGCCTGTTGTTGGGCAGATGGCGTGCGTCCTGCACAACTCCGCAGATCAGGAAATGGGGACGTGCATCGGAACCTTTTGGAACGACGACAACAAGCCACCCGGCGGAAAGGAGGGCCTGTATCGTTACGACTACAACGACAAGCAGGGCGTGGCCTACGAAAGCTATGACGGAAAAAGCGGCAACTATGAAGAAAAGATCGACGGAAATACGACGGAAACGGTCGGCAAGAACGCAACCCACAAAATCGGCGGTGATCTGAAATTCATAGTCGGTAGCTCTACCGTCACGCTGACGCAGGGCGGCACTATCAAGATCGAGGGAACGGACGTTGAAATCAAAGGCTCCACCGTGAACATCAGCGGCGGGAGCGGAGATTGCAAGATAAACGGCATAAGCCTTGTGAATCACCTCCACGGCCACGACGGCGGCGCAACTGCTGGCCCGTATACCGTGGCTGGCGTTACAGGGAAGCCGCAGTAATCGGGAGGTGGTTCTATGGCATGGGGCGGAATTGGCAGCTTTGCAGGGCTGGTATTCACAGTGTCGAGCTGGCGCGTCGTAACGCCAGACAATATCAACGGCTCCACGTCGAGCAACTGGGCCGCCCATAGCGTGATTGGCGGAAAGGAAAAGAGCGAGTATGTAGGGCCGGGACTCAAAGAGTACCAGTTCGAGTTGCTGCTTAATTCACAGTTCGGAGTAAACCCGCGCAAGGTGCTGAACGCTTTGCAGGAATTGTGCGAGGCTGGCGCTGTTGACTACTTCATAATCAACAACAGGCCGCTTTCCCGCTATCCGTTCAAGTTCGAGAAAATGTCGGACACCTGGGACGTGGTACATAGATTCTGGGGCCTCAAGTCCTGCAAGGTGACGCTGACCCTAAAGGAGTATGTATGAGTGACGAACTGAACAACTTGCTGCTGGGCGACATCGAAGTTGAAGTTGAGCCGTCCGATGGCGACCAAGACCGCGACGTGTACAATCGCCTCATAACGCTGTACGGAAGCCGAGTAGGAGAACAGACCCTTGACCGGGAGTTTGGCCTGGACATTTCCTGCTTGAGCCTCCCGGCGGAAGCGGCGGAAGCCCTCTTGACCGCGGAGATCACCCGAAAGACGGCGCGCTACGAACAGCACGCGCAGGTGCAGCAGGTTGATTATAGCGAACAGGACGGCAAGAAAGGATATATCCGGCCAAAGGTGGTGGTGAAAATTGTCTAATATCACAGAGTTTGCAGACATCCCGGAGTACAGCGTAACAGGAAATCTCACCCTGCAAGGTGCGCGTGACCTTGTTATGGACATCTACACCGAGAACTACAAAAAGGTTTATGCCAAGGCCCCGCCGCTGTACGACAGTGACCCGCTGACGCTGACCCTTAAAAGCATGGCTATGCTGTACTACATGGCTATGCAGGTGGCGGAACGGCGCGCACTGGCCGCCATGCTGAAATCGGCAGAGGGCGCGCAGCTGGACAACATCGGCTTGCCTTTCGGCGTGAAAAGAAACCCAGCCACATACGCCACGGTGACGATCCGCTTTACCTTGTCGGCGGCGCAGAAGAGCGTGGCAATGATTCCGCAGGGAACACGCATCCGAACTGGTGCGGGTATTTATTTTGCCACGACGGAATACGCCCAGATCGACATTGGCGAAACGAGCGTTGATGTGCTGGCAAAGGCGGAAGAAGTCGGTGCGGAGAGCAACGATATTCCACCGGGCGTTATTGATACGCTGGTAGACGCAATCCCGTTTGTGGCTGGCGCTGTGAACATTGATACCAGCAGCGGCGGTGCAGATGTAGAGAGCGACGACAGCCTGACCCGTAGAATCTGGCTGTCCCCCACGACGTACAGTTGCGCAGGCCCGCGTGATGCCTACGAGTTCTGGGCTATGAGCTTTCGCTCTGACATTGAAAATGCCATTGCGATTTCTCCGAGAAGCCAGCCTTGCACGGCGTACATCTACTTCATGCTCACGGGCGGAAAGATGCCGAGCGAAAAGGACATTTCCGAGATGGAAACCTTTATGATGAATGAGGCCCGTCGCCCAATGACAGACCTTGTGATCTGCAAGGCCCCGGAAGAGGTGGAGTACAGCATCGACTTCACCTACTACATCGGGGCCAGCTCGAAGAAGAATGCCGACATCGTGCAGCAGAATGTGGCACAGGCGGTGCAGGAGTACAAGGACTGGCAACGCTCCATTGGCCGGGACATTAACCCAATGGAGTTGATCTACCGTCTGCGCGCCGCGGGCGTGAAGCGCGTGGAAATGCGGGAACCTGCTTTCAAGGTGGTGGAGAGCGGCGCAGACAAGGAAAAGGCACTCGTGCAGATTCCGAAGTTGAGCGGCCAGCCAACGGTCGTCTATGGAGGTGTCGAGGATGATTAAACTCCGCGAGGCCAGGATAACCGACGGCGTGCCTAAGATCGTCGCCGCCCAGCCTTGGGTGCAGGTTTTGTCCGAAGTCTACGCCGAGTTGCAGGGCCGGGTGCTGGATTGCCTTGACGCTGGTGTGACGTTCTCCGAAGTGGACAAATGCTCCGAAGAAACGCTCGACCAGATGGCCGTGTATCTAAAGGTTGAGTGGTACGATTCCGCCGCAGACCTGGAAACAAAGCGCAGGATCATCAAGACGGCCATTGAGATTCAGCGGTACGCTGGAACGGTAAAGGCCGTCCGGGAACAGGTCAGCGTGACCTACCCGGATTCCGAAGTGGAAGAGTGGTTCGACTACGGCGGCACTCCTGGATTCTGGCGGCTGAACGTGAACATCACTGATGCCCCGGCGCAGTATCACACCATAGACGAAATGGAAGATTTGCTGGGCTACACCAAACGACTGACAGCTCACCTTGAGCATATCAGCTACATGGTGCGGCATGGCATTTCTGTTGGCGCGCAGGTGGAGTGCATGGCATACAAAGTGCCTATCTGCGGTGCAACGATCTGCGGCACATACTGGCGGCCCAGTACGTTGGGCTGGTCGTCCAACGGCCTGCTGAACGTCGGCGGACAGGCAGAAGCATTCCTGGACAGCCCGAAGATCACGGGTACAATCCCCAGGATCAGCACAAAGGGATGGAGCGGCGGACAAACACTGGATGCTACGCCGCAGATGGACACTTACAAAATCCACCCGGCGGAATCCGGCGACGGCACGGCAACTGGCGAGAAGCCGCAGGCGGCCACGCTGGGCGCAAGTTCCGCCGCTACGGTATCGAACGCCGTAAAGGTGGAGGCGTTCAAGGTAAAGCCCCGCGTCTGCGGCAAAGCAAAGTGTAACAAGTAACGCTGCAACCGCCCCGGACAGGGGCTTTTATTATGCAGGGAAAGGAGAAAGAGCATGGCTTTTTTCACAGATACTTTTCTGAAAGCCCGCCGCGAAGAACTGCTGCGGGCGGTGAGCCACTTCCAGTACCAGCTTAACGGCAGTACATGGAAAGACGGCGAAATCAACTCGAAGCAGGTTGTCGGGAACGCAGTCGTGGTGTACGTCAACGCTCCGTCGTCCGGCCAGAAAGACACCATCACGGCGGTTCGTGTGTATGACCGCAACGGTGAACTGGCCGGGAGCCAGACCGTGAGCCTGACCCGCGACAGCGTGAACGCCGGACTCCTGCGCTTCACGTTCCCGCTGGTGGAAGCAACGTAAAGGAGGACAACAGGTTATGCACAATAGAACATTCTGGGTAGACCAGGTGGAGGATCAGGACGGCCAGGTTATTCAGCAGGGTACGTTGATCGACCAGGCACACTTGAACAACATGGAGGTCGGCATTTCCGACATCCATCTGGCGTACCACATAATTCAGAACGTCGTGCTGTGGTTTGGCCGCAGGCTGGGTGTACTGGAAACTTCCAGCAACAGCCACGACACGGACATTGCCAGCATCAAGTCCACCGACACCACGCAGAACAGCCGCTTGTCGGCGGTGGAGTCGGAGATTGCCGCGGAGGTCAAGGAAGTAACCCTGACCGCGAACAGCAATCCGTGGCCGTTCTGCACCAAGGAAACGGCGGTGGCCCTGACGACCACCCGCAAGAATACCAACTATGACGTGGATGTGGCTGTCAAAAGCTATTCCGGCGGCAGGCTGGGCGACATTACCGTGAGCGACAAGCTGGTGAACGGCTTCAAGCTGACCCATGACGGCAGCGCAAAGACTGTCGTTGTGACCGTGAAAGTGACAGGAGGCATGAAGTAACATGAAAGTTGTAGAGTTGAACGAGGGCCGGAAGATCGAGTACGAGTTGAACGGCACGAAACTGGACTTTGCAGACGGCACGCTGACCGTGAACCTGGCAAAGTACCAGCGCGACAGCGATATTACCAAGACGGTGATCGGCGACAAGGACGGCAACCTGCTGCTGATCGACAAGCCTGATACCCTGCCCGAAAAGAACGCCGATGGCCGCTTCTATGTTGCCATCGTCGAGATTCCGGCGACCGAGTATGAGGAAGTGGAAGTTGAGGGCGAGGCCGAAAACGTGGTCATGGCCGCCGCAGAAGTGGCGGACGAGAACGACAGCACCGAGGACACCGCACCCAAGACTCACATTGAGCGCAAGGCAAAGCCGCTGGACACCGACAAGGTGACCTTGAGCCTGTGGAGCGTCGAGGACTTCAACATTCTGTAAGGAGGTAAAAGACTATGGCAAACAATTTCGAGGCAGCCGCATTTGCATTGCAGTGCGCATTTCCCAAGAACAAAATTCTGATGGACGACAAGGGTATGCCGTCTGTCTTTGTGTGGATTCCTGCGTTCCGCCTGTGTGATGTTCTGTCCACCACCAGCACCGACATTCACCCGGCATTCCGTGTGAACGGCAAGGAAATCGCAGGCTTCTACTTTGGCAAATACCAGACCAAGGTTTACAACGAGCGCGCATACAGCCTGCCCGCAGAAGATCCCACCGTAAGCCAGAACTTTGACTGGTTCGCCAGCAAGACCAAGGCGAACGGCACGGGCTGGCATGAGGCCACCGTGGCCGAGTGGGCCGCCGTTGCCCTGTGGTGCCACAAGCGCGGATGTGAGCCGCGGGGCAATAATAACTATGGCAAGGACACAAACGAGTCCACCTACGATGCAATCCCCGCACCTGGCGTGCAGGACAGCGGAAAGACCGCCCGCGTACTGACGGGCACTGGCCCGCTGCCGTGGAGCCACAACGGCCAGATGGACGGCATCTGGGATATGAACGGCAACGTGTGGGAGTGGCTGCTCGGCCTGCGTCTGTACAAGGGCGAACTGCAAATCATTGCAGACAACAACGCCGCCGACAACTCCGTATCCACTGCTGCTTCCAGCGCAGCATGGAAAGCAATCCGCGCCAGCGACGGTGCGCTGATTACTCCCGACGGCAACGGCACGACCTCCGGCTCCATCAAGCTGAACGTCGTGTCCGGCAAGGCTGTGTGGGACACCACAATCACCGACCAGAAAGACGAGGGGCGCGGCTGCTCGTTCAAGGACATTACTGCCGGTTCTGCTGTGGGCGACGCTGCAAAGCTGGTGCTCATGGCACTGGCGCTGATGCCGGATGCCGCTCTTACTGGCACTGGCATTGATACCACCTATGGCGGCGATTATTTCTGGTTCAACAACGGCGCAGAAGAGCGGCTTCCGAGTCGGGGCGGCGACTGGGACGATGGCGGCGACGCTGGCCTGTTCAACTTGGCCCTCGGCAGTCCGCGCAGCAATTCCAGCTGGAACATCGGGGGCCGTTCCGCTTTTGTGGAGCTGCCTGCTGAATCCTGATAAGCTGTCGTCCTGCGCGGTAGCGCAGGACAGAAGCGAAAAATAAAAACCAGAAAGCGCGGTGGGCCAGCGGGCCGCCGCGCCGATTTTTTGGAGGTGTTGACTGTGCCGAAAGAAGCCGACGTGCCGCCCCAGCAGGGAAAGCCCGAAAAGGGCGCGGGAGAAAAGAACGACGAGAAAAAGGTGGAGCCGTTTCATCTTAGGGAAAAGATCGAGGAAATGGTGGACTACGGCTACCCGTTGACAATGAGTTTTCCACGGAAAGACCGGGAACTCGCGGACGAGTTGAAGAAATCCATCCTGACGATTTACCGCCTGAGTATCGAAATCGACCGCAAATATTTTAAGAAAACAACGACCCAGAATCTCGATGTGGAACTAGACGTACTGCGCGGAATGGTACGGCTGGCGGCGAGTAAGAAATTACACGGGGGCAAGTACCCGCCGCCACTTACGATGCACCAATACGAGGTGTGGGCGAAATACAATGAAGAAATTGGCAAACTGCTGGGCGGCTATATCAAGACGCTGTAAGCGGTTTGCCAGTTTTTATACATGGGAATGTACTATACTCGGCTTCCGAATCGGGGCGGCAACTGGAACAATGGCGGCAACGCTGGCCTGTTCAACTTGAACCTCAACAATCCGCGCAGCAATTCCAACTGGAACATCGGGGGCCGTTCCGCTTTACACCACGTCACATTATGTGCGGCGACACCACGCTGGATATGGGGGCTGTGATCTACGGGTCATAGTCGGTGCGTGTGTCTAAAGGAGCGCATTTCCATTCCGGGAGAGCAACCCGGAAAAATTTTGAATTGCTGTGGAGGCGGTAACGTCACACACGGCGACGGTGAAAAGAGGCAGAAATGCCAGGTGAAATAAAGACAATTCAAAACGCATGGGCGGTCATAACGGAGTTTGAATATCTCTGTGAGGCCGACCATAACGCCCGCAAAGGAAAACGGTACAGACAAGAGATTTTGGCTTTTACTGCGGCGTTTGAACACAACCTGTTTGTGATCCAAGCGCAGATGCAGGGCGGCACATACATTCTCGGCCCGTACCGCAAGCTGTGGGTTTTCGTACCAAAGAAGCGTTTGGTGATGGCCCTGCGCTATCCTGATCGTATCGTACAGTGGAGCCTATACCAGTACCTCAACCCGATATACGACAAACTCTTTATCGAGGATTCGTATGCGTGCAGGAAAGATAAGGGCAGCCACAAAGCGGCACAACGCCTGCAATACTGGATGCGGCAGGTCAGCCGGAAACCAGATGCGAAGTGGTACTACTTAAAGCTGGATATATCCAAATTCTTCTACCGGGTAAACCATGCCAAGCTGCTAGAAATTTTATCCAGAAGAGTCAAAGACCCGGAGTTGATGCGCTTCCTGGACAGCGTGATAAACAGTAGGGCAGAAGCCTTTGGTCTGCCGCGCGGGAAAACACCGCAAGACACGCCGCCGGAAGAATGGCTATACGACGTGGGTATGCCGATAGGCAATCTCACGAGCCAGCTTTTCGCAAATATCTACATGAACGAGCTGGATCAATACGCCAAGCACGTTCTGCACATCCACTACTATATACGGTATATGGATGATGTAATTGTGCTGGCCGAAACGAAAGAACAGCTCCAAGAGTGGAAAGAGAAGATCGAAGCATTCCTGCGGGATGAATTGTTCCTTGACCTGAATGACAAGACCTGCATCCGCCCGGTGAGCATGGGTATTGAATTTGTGGGCGTGCGGATTTACGCAACCCACATGAAACTACGCAAGTCCACCGTCGGCAGGTTGAAGCGAGAGGTCAAGAAGATAACGGAGATGTACGCCACCGGGGAAATGAGCAAGGAAGATTTTGACCGCCGCGTTGCCAGTATCAAAGGACTGCTGGCGCACACGCAGAGCGCAAGCCTGCGCGGGCGGTTGAACCTGATCTACCGGGACACCATGCAGAAGTATGGTAGACCAACCGGGCCGGAAACGGACATCTGGAAAGGGAATTATGAAGAAAAGAAGTTGGCCCGATCTGTGCGAAAGGCTGCTTGAGAAGCTGGAAGCGGCGGGGGCTGATACCTCCGACGAGCGCGGGGATTTTGCCACGCTCATTGCAGAGTGCTGTACAAGAGCCTGCGGCGCAGACCTGCGCCCGAAAGGAGATGTGAACGATGGCGATTAACGCCTATTCGCTGGCAAAGGACGGAACGAAAAAGCTGTCCACGGATTTTAAGGTGCGCGAGTTCAGATGCAAGGACGGCTCTGATCCGATCTTTATTGATTCGGAACTGGTGGAAGTTCTGCAAAAAATCCGCACCCACTTTGGGAAAGCGGTGAACATCAACTCTGCGTTCCGTACTGCGTCGCATAATGCGAAGCAGAAGAATGCGTCCCATTACAGCCAGCACCTCTACGGAAAGGCAGCGGACATCTGGATCGCTGGTGTATCGGTGGATACGCTGGCCGCATACGTCGAAACCCTGCTCCCCAACCGGGGCGGAATCGGGCGGTATTACAACGACAACTTTGTACACGTCGATGTGCGCGCTGCAAAGAGTCGTTGGAAAGGTTAAGAGAAAGGAAACGGAGGAAATATCATGGAAGATATCAAGATGGTTATTTCTGCAATGCCTGCATGGATGGCAGTCGTGTGCCTGGTCGGCGGCGTGTTCATCGGCGCGCTGGCTCTGGTGCGCCTGGGTTACAGCGTCGTCGTGGCAAAGGCTGCCTACAAATGGATTTGCTGGGCAGAAGAGAACGTGATCGGCTCGAAGATGGGCGAAGAGAAAAAGAAGCAGGTCATCAAAGCCCTGCGCGATCTGACCCCTGACTGGCTGGACTGGGCAATCAACGAAAAGTTCCTGGACTTTTTCGTTGAGCTGATTTTCAAAGTCACCAAGAGCAAACTCGAAGCATACATGGAAAAGAAATCCAAAGAAACCGCAACTGTGGCCCGTTTCGGTAAGGCGGGGGAGGACAACAAATATGACTGACGAGGAACTGGAACACCGCTTGACGGAGGTTGAGAGCAGAAGCAAGAGCAACACCCACCGACTCGATGACATGGAGAAGTTGACCGATGCGGTGAACGGCATGAACACCAACATCAAGCTGACAATCCAGCAACTTGAATCAACGAACAAAAGCCTTGAAATCGTCACAGCTCAAAACAAAAAGCAGGACGACCGCCTGACCGAATTAGAAAAAGCCCCCGGAGCGTTTGGGAACAAGCTGTGGTGGGCGGTCATTGCGGCGCTTGTTTCAGGCATTGTAGCCTATGAACTGGCGGCATTCCTGCGCTGAAAGGTTGCACGAGGACGTGTACGGCAAGCTGACGAATCAGCGCATTAAAACTGCATAACTAAAAATCCCCCGCTGGCAATCCGAAAGGAAAGCTGGCGGGGGATTTTTTGCTGTCTGTGGAGGCGACGGAATGTAAACCTCTGTCCGAAAAAATAAAGAACGTAGAAGCGAATTATATTATGCAAAGCGGCTGAAAGGGCGAGGGTATTTGGTACTGTTATTTTCGGACAGTATCGGATACTCTCGCCTTTATTTTTGTTGCTGATATGATTCTTCAAATTGATTTGGGGTTTGCTGTTTAAGACATTCATGCGGTCGGTAATCGTTATAAAAATCAATATATTCTGATAGACTTTCCTCTAATTCGGAGACAGTTTCATAAAAATGAAATTTGAACTGTTCTTTTTTAAGCGAAGCAAAGAAAGATTCCGCCACAGCATTATCAAGTGGATTGCCTATATCGGAAAAGGATTGGTGTACATTAAAGTCAAGAAGTAGTTGACGAAAGCTGAATGCGGTATACTGCGCGCCTTGGTCACTATGAAATGTTAACCCTTGCGGATGGTTCCGATTTTGATAGGCCAATTTGAATGTGTGGATTGTGAGTTCTGCATCGGCGAATTCGGCAACGGCGTGTGAAACGACTTTTCGAGAAAATAGGTCGATGATAACACAGACATATGCGATAGAAGTGTTTACCTTAACATAGGTGATGTCACTGACCCAAATGCTGTTTGGCTTTTCAACGGTAAAATTTTGCTTTACGAGATTGGGACGATAAGTATAGTGCCGCTGAAAAGTAGCGTTCTCTGGAAGTGCTTGTTTACGTTTTAATCCGTGCTCTTTCATGAGCCGCACAATACGTTTTGTGCTAACAGTATAGCCTTGCTCCATCAATTTTGCGCGAATCTTTTTTGCACCGAAACGGTAATCGCTTTTCTGGAAGATGATAGTGATTTTTTCTTTCAAAAGCGTATCTTCTACATCTAGTTGCTTTTCAATCAGTGCACTTTTCTGTCTATTTATGTAAGTGGATTTTGAAAGATTCAGCAAACGGCAAAGTGTGTAGAAGCTGTATTCTGACTTTAAGGCATCAATAATTTGCACCTTGTTGTCTATGGACAAATCAAGAGCAGCAAGAGATTTTTGATAGATGGAATTTTCATTTTCCAAGGTTGCAACATGGCGTTGAAGCGTTGCAAGATCACGTTTAGAAATGTTTGAAACTTTTGCTTCTTCGCTCCATTGATATAAGATACTGCGAGAAATATGGAACTGGGCACAGAGATCAGCGGTACTTGTGCCACTGTTGTATAGTTGGACAACCTTATTCCGAAAATCGGCAGAGTAGGCCATAATATTCTCCTTTATAGTCTAAAATGCCATTATTATCCCATAAAGGAGATAAGATGTAAAGAGATGGTCTTGACAATAGAGGATATATCCGCTATACTGTATATGAGATAAATCCACTATTCAAAGGGAGTGCAGCCGTGCAGGAATATGAAATTGAATTCTACGATAAAGCCGATGGCTCCGAGCCAGTCAAAGAGTTTATCCTAAGTCTGGATAAGAAAATGCAAGCCAAAGTTTTGCGTACCGTTGCGTTACTCCGTGAAGAGGGGCCATGTTTAAGGGAACCGTATTCCAAAGCACTGGATGATGGAATTTTTGAAATTCGTACCAAGTTTGGGTCGGATATTACCCGCGTGCTGTATTTCTTCGTGGTTGGTAAAAAGGTGATTCTCACAAATGGATTTATCAAGAAGACCCAGAAAACACCTGCTTCAGAGATCACACTGGCAAAACAATATCGCGCAGATTATCTTGCCCGAAAGGAGAATTCCAAATGACAAACTTCAACGATTTTTTGAATGAGCAGATGAAAGACCCTGAATTCAAGGCCGAATGGGACGCACTTGACCCGGAATTTTCCGTGATTGAAGCCATGCTCAAGGCCCGCAAAGAAAGCGGTTTGACCCAGAAGCAACTTTCGGAGCGCACGGGTATTGCACAGACCGACATCAGCAAACTGGAACGCGGCAATGCAAACCCATCTCTTCGTACCTTGCAGCGGCTTGCTGCTGGGATGGGAATGAAGGTTAAAATTGAATTTGTTCCTGCATCTGCAAAATGATTTAGTGATGGACGCGTTTCGGTAAAATAGAAAGCACAATAGTGACGCTATGCAGCGATATTTTCAAGCACGCGTTCGTCCGGCGTTGCAGTC